ATCATGTCGATCGTTAAGATACTATTAGACATGGAAAAAATCCTTCAAAAATTGTTTAGCGGTTGGCTTGCGCTTGCCATTTTTTCATCTGCCTTGCTCTTTCAGCTTCAATCCACTGCGAATCCGTCATGGTCTTGGTAGACCGTGGATCAGTAGTGTCATAGGCTGGGCCCCCAGAGGAGCGAGCAGTGACAGGCGAAATCGGTGCTGGCGCAGACGTGGTTCGTTTCACGGGAGGATCGTTGGCCATCTTGGCCTCAATTCTCCCAATTTCTTTAGCCTGCACGATAGGCGCAAGACGAGAGATTCGATCTGCTTCCTTGGGGTTAGCACCGAGGTAGTAAGCTACTTCAGGGCCTATGTCCGAGGCTCGGATCGACTCAGCCATCACGTCAGTAATTGGAAGTTTCGGGTTGTAGGCGACTTGTTCAAAGTCGTCGTACTTACTCCGAGCTTCTTCTTCGCGTTCGTGATAAGACTCAAGAATTGCAGATTGCTGCCTTGCTTGTTCTCGCTGGGCTAACAGTTGTTCAGCTTTCTGATAGGCCAATGCGTCTGCATAGTCTTCAGGGCTGTCGAACTGATCGACCGGCGGGATCGTTGCTGGCGCTCTCAGCGTCTGTGCTTCCGCTTGACGTTGAGTCTGCTCTCTTTCCCACTTACGTTGTTCTCTTGCAAGCCTTTTGCCAATTGCTGCATCAAGTTCGTCTTGGGTAAAAACCCTTGACTCTTTTGGTTCATCAGCGACTTCCGGCGTTTGTGTAGCTTCCTGAGTGGCCGTCACTTGTGGAGCTGGCGCGGAGTCTACTTCCGCTAAGGGTTGTTGGACTTCTTCAGTCATTTTTGAATCCTAAGACTCCCTGGTGAACGCACCAGTACGGTTTTTACGAATATATCAGATATTTTGTTTAATCCAAGATGTTGTTGATTCATCCCAAGAATACATACCATCCGTTGGCTTTGCAACAGGCGCAGACCATTGGCAAGTTTCCTCGCTCATTACCCAGCTTGGAAATGGTTGGGGGGAAATAAACGCATCCCGCTGTTCGTCATATGTGTACCCAACACCAGCATAGTTCTTACGCAAAGGTCTGCCCTCTGGGTGTTGACCACCATGCGTGTTGTATGAGGTTTGTACCCAACCGTGGCCAAAGATGCCAGAGTCGATTACATCTTGTTCGGCAACGATTACCTGAGTAACTATTACAATTTAAAATTTTGCAAAGTGTGACATTTTTTTACCCTGTATATGTACCAGAGGCGTTGTAAGTCAAAATTGTGTTTGAACCGCTTGTCGTGACTGTTGGTGAGCCTGTGGTTGTGCCTGAGTAACTAACTGTTGGAATGGACAAAATGACTACGCCAGAGCCGCCAGATTTGCCTGCGCCACTTCTAACTCCACCGCCACCGCCGCCAGTATTTGCTGTTCCATCGGTAGGTGCAACACTTGTGCCGCCCCCTTTTCCGCCGCCACCATCGCCGCCTGGATAACCATCAGCCGCTGAGAAAGCGCTGCCGCCACCGCCCCCAGCATAAGTAACGCTTGAGCCGGTTATGCTTGATGCTGTTCCATCGCCGCCATGTCCTTGTCCGTCTGTATTTCCAGCCTCAGACGCGCCGCCACCGCCACCGCCATTAACAGCATCACCAATACCGCCAGCAAATCCTTGGCCTGATGTACCAGCACTACCAGAACCATTTGTAGCACCACCACCGCCACCACTGCCGCCAGTAGCACTTGGTGAAGCGCCACCGTTAGTACCACCTTTACCCCCGCCAGTTGCGGTGACTGTGCTAAAAACAGAATTAACGCCATTCGTATCTGGAGGGCCGCCACCACCCACAGTAATTGTGTACGAAGTAGTGGGGGTTAAAGTAGATGTTCCAGTTAAATAGCCCCCAGCACCGCCGCCACCGCCAAGGTCACCACCATCTCCACCGCCACCACCACCAGCAATAACTAAATAAGTTGCTGAATATGGTGGTTTTGAACCACCAGCTAAAAAGAAGTTTTTAGCGGCAAACATTAGGGTGTGTAACCTTGTGCAATTGAACCGTACCAGTTTGTGCCATCAGCAATAAAGGTCAAAATGTCCATCTTGCCCGCAGTTGCTGTGATAGTTGGTGCGCCAGAAGTACCCCATTTCACACCTGTGAATGTTGCTGTGCCGTTACCTGTAGCTGCTGCTTGTTTGAGCAAAAGAACAAACGATTTACCAGCGGTTGCTGTGGGCATGGTAAACGTGCAAGCCGTTGATGCTGTTAGGGTTGCAGTCTGCACCGTGCCGTTGGTCAAAGCAATAGTGTTTGTGGTGGTCACTGTGCCAATGGCAACAACAGCTTCAACATAGTTGGTCACTGTTGGATTGTTGAACAGGCCGTTAACGCTCACCTTGACAGTTGCGCTGCTTTGCACAATTGGCAATACCTCAGTGCCTGCAAGGGGGACAGACGCGCTCGATAGAGCGGAGATTTTTTTATCAGCCATTTATCACTCCAAAAGAATTAAGCCGCCATCTTCTTGCACAAGATTGTCGCCAATTTCGGTCAAAAGATTGCCCTGCACCGTTGCACTGGCATACCCAGACAAAAGGGAAATAATGTTGCCAATACCGATGGCAACACCGTTCCGAATAGGGATGCCAAAGTAACTCATTGTGAGTTCATTGGTTTAGCGTACACCGTGCCATCAGCAGACACTCTAATTGCGCTCACGCGCCATTGACCGCCAGTGCCTTGTGGCACCTTAAACGGAATGGGCGTAAATGGTGGAACTGGAGTGCTAGATGTGGTGGCAGTAACGCCTTCACCAACCAAGACATAGCAGGCTTGGTCAGACCAAACCACAACGCCTTGAGGGCCAGCAGGCCATGTGCCAGTTACACCAGCAGTGCCGGTGTAAGAGATAGACTTAGCTGGAAAATCAGCATCTGCCAAAGGGTTTAAGAGTTCCATGATGTTTCCTTATGCTAAGTATTTCAATTTGTACAAAGTGCGAAGATAGATTTCAACAATATTATCTATCAACTGTTGCAACGAAGAATCCGTTTTGTCTGCAACTTTATACCGAGCCTCTTCAATTTCAGCCAACGAGCTTTCTAAAAACTCAATGATGTTGCTGGTTTTCTTTGCCGAATGCAAAGTGATGGGGCCAATTAAACCATGACGGCCTTGGTAGGCTTCAGCAAAATCATCCGCCGCGCCAACAATGCGATCATAGAAAATGTTAAGTGCTTCGTGCTTGCTGAAGCTGCGGGTGTTCAAGTGAACGCTGTGCGTCACGTCCCGTGCTAGAAACAGCAAGCCTAAAAAATCAGCGGCTTTCATTGTGGCATTCCTTGTGGTGACATCATTTCTTGCTCTGGTGGCATCATTTCACCTTCCGGTGGCGTCATTTCCATAGGCATGGACTCTTCGCGCATCTCAGGCATTTCATTGAGCATATTTTGCGACTCCATTGCCGCAGCAACCACGCCCATTGCAATATCTTGAATCTGTTGCTCAGTCATGCCAGCCTGCACCGCAGCGATCCGCTTGGTTTCGGCTTCGTACATCTTAACTTCAGCTTCAAAATCTTTGCGTTGCATATCTTGCGCTTCGATGGATTTGCCGACATTTTGGATCATCTGGTGCATCTGTTCCATCTCTTGACCCATTGCTTGCATTTGCTGTTCCGCTGCTTGCAACTCTGGTGACTTGTCGCCGTCTTCCATGAGCTTAGGATCAATGGTCTTGGCAAACCGTTTGGCCATTTCTTGGGCACCTGGCCAGTCCATGTTCTTCACAAACAGGTCACCGGCAACAGTCCACAGTTGTGGGTTGCCTTGCAACAGTTGAGCCATTGCTTCCAAGGCTTCTTGGCGCTTGGTCGCGTAGCCTGGGCCGGTGGCCACCACCACATCGTACTTGCCGACGTTGGGGTTGTAGATTTTGTCAATTACGATGTCAGGGTTGTTCTGATCGGTAATCTTGCGAACAGCTTCCGGCTGGTCAGGGTTTAACTTGACCATATCGGTTTCACCGTCCACACCAATGATGCGGGCCACGCGCTGGGTGTCGTACACCTTGGGGATCAAGTCCACTAACTGACGCACAATGTGTCGCACACCACGGGCCAAGTTGTCGCCGTAGTGGTAAGTGCCCACATCGCCCTCGCGCTGGCGAGCCAAAATGGCTTTGCCTGAGCGTTCATTGGATGACATGCCCAAAGATGCGTTGTATTGGCCAGTAGACGCTTTGATGTCCTCAGATGCGCCAGCTTTGGCTTGCAACAGACCGCTCGACGCCATTGGCGGTTGGGCACGGGCAGGCAACGGCAACACCGCACCTTGACCGTCTGTGACGTCTGGGTTGACTTCCAAATACGGCCAGTTGGTCGTGTTTGCAGTCTTCCACTGGTTTTCGTAGCCTTCAAACTGGCCGCCGTAGCCAATAAATGGCGCTTTCGGTGCAAGGGCAAGCATTTCTGCTTCTTGGCTTACCCAGTAGTTGTACATGCGCTGGGCATCCTTGGCGTTACGCACAAGGCCAGACACGTACAAGCGCCCATCAACTTCAAATTCATTGCCGACGATGCGAACTACGGGGATGTATTTCCCCGCCCAATCGCGTTCTTCAAGAATTTCATAGCCGTTAATCTTGCAGTATTTAACTTTGACACGATCAGATTCACGAGATTTTTTAGGTTTTCCATAGATTTCTTTCAGTTGTTTGTCCTCTAAGGTGCCGTCAAATGCGGTCACGTTCCCAGGGTACAGGTTAAGCGTTGCTCTGTCGTAGTCTACGTAGTAGTAGTCAGCAATGCGGACAGTGTCTTCCATGAGCCACTGACTCAAATTTTGGTCACCCACACCCAGCGTTTGCAAGGTGGTGATGGGCGCAGAATCAGGATACATCCGCGCATATTCTTCTTTGGTGATGTCTTCAGTAACGAAGCACCACTTGGCATCTGCGCCGGTTGGGTCTTGGATTGTTGGATCCATGTAGACGCTGAATGAGTTGCGTACACGGCCAATCTTGATGTCTTGGTCAAACGTGTTTTCGTCGCAGTATTCGGTCAGGATGCGGATGTAACCTTCGCCGTAGGAGACTTGGTTTTCACACGCTGTATCGTACGCGACGTCAGCATCGCTGATGTATTCGATGTGTCTGACCATGCCGTTGAAGATTTCGGCGACTTCGATGTCTGCGTGGTCGTCGGCTGGAATAACCTTGCCACTTGGGCGGTTCTGCCTTTGGTCATTGGTCACCTGCCTTACGTGCTGGGGTAACTTATTGATCGTCAGACACGGTCTGGCGTTGATCGTTTGGCCTTGCACAGAACCACGGGTGGCCAACACGTCCGCTGGCCACTGCCAACGATTGTCGGGTGAGCCAGCGTAGAACTTTAAATCGTCAATCTCATCTTCACGGGATTCAGACAACGCCCCAATCGCCATGTTGAGGCGGTCGCGGGCGGTCGCCAGAATACCAGACTCAGTCTTCTTTTTGCCGCCGTTGGCCACAGCACCGGCTGCGGCGATGCCTGTGTAATCTGCCATTATTTCTTACCTTTTGGTGCCGCACGTTTAACTGCATACGCAATAGCCACGGCCTGCTTGACAGGCTTGCCAGCTTTAACTTCCGCTTTAATGTTTTTGCGGAAGGCTTCGGGTGACTTTGATTTTACCAGCGGCATGGTTAAGACGCTCCATGAATAATTGCAAAGTTGATTACAACAGCTTCGGATAAATTGCCGCCGCTGATGTTTCGCAGTGTAATCGTACAAGTGCCCGCGCTCATGCTGCTGATCCAGCAGTTATACGCACCTGATGTAGCGTTGGAACTTACGTTCAAAATAATCACATCTTTTACGCTGATCAAGCTGTTGGTCAACGTAAAAGTTACATTGGTCAACGTGTTAAGCGTTGCGCTGTCTGTTGTGATCCGGCCCATGCTTGTGTTAAGCGTAACGCCAGTTGACTTGCTTGAGCCTTGAGTTACCGCGCCTTGTCCGGCAAGGGCGTAGCCAATTTCTTCACTGGCATAACAAGTGGTGAACTCTGGGTCTAGGTATGCAACGCCGGTTGCTTTGGTGTTTGCCATTATTTTTTCTTCGCAGTTTTAGCTGACTCTTTGAAATCTTTAGCCGTTGGCGCATTCTTGCTGCCAGGCTTGTTCATCTTCTCGCCAGAGCCCGCTTTGATACGAGCCTGTTTTGCGTGGATGTTTGCGTAGAGTCCAGGTTTTGTAGCCATGATTAACACTTCCATCGTTTAAGGGCTGCTTTAGCGCGTTCGCCGTCTTTGGCGTTGGCCGCTACCGCGCCCATTCTTGCACAAAATGAATCCTTGCGGCCTTGGTCTGCCTTGGTCTTAGGGTTTGGTGCTGGCGCTTTAAGGTTAGAGCCAGTTTCACGATTGTACTTCTCGCGCCCTTTGGCCGTCAAACCAGCGCCCTTAGATGTAGGGAGTTTCTCGCCTCGACCTACTGACAGAGATACCGTCTTCTTCATTTAACTCCCCATCCATGATGCGTTGACCCCACTGCCTTGCGCGTTCACGCGGCGGCTTGGTTCAACATATTGCCGATGTGCTACAGGAAATGCAAATGTAACAGCAATCGCATCGGCTGCGTCAGGTGACGCCAACCCACGCGACTTCATGTCTTTTTTGCTTTCCAAGAAAATCGTCCCTTTTGAGTCAGGCTTCATCATAGGCGAAATCAAGTCCGTCTTCAAGAACCTGTCGTTTGGAATCGCCGCCGTCTTCAGCCACTCGCGCATGTCACCCCACATCTGCGCGCGCATATTGCCGTACATGATCGGGTTCTTCGCCTTATTTCCGAAGTTCACACCCTTGATCTTGTACCGTTGCTCCTTCAGCCGATCCACGATGCCAGCCCCTAGGCCACCTTCGTCGATCACGGTCAGCGTCGGCTTGAATTCTTCAATCGCTTCGATCACATGCCCGACCACCGTCATGGTGTCGTCGCCCCTGTGGCGCATGATCTTCACAATGTCCCGACCTTGGCGCACCGCGATGACCGTGGCGTCCGCCCCGAACCGTGCGGGGTCTACCCCGATCACAATCGGTGCTGACTGATCCTGGTATTTCGTCCGTTTCATCGCGTCGTCCACGATGTCGGCCCCAATGAACTGGTCATCCCCCGCGTTGGGAAACTGACCGTACACCTCAACGTGCGCCTGCGCCGAGTCTGGCCCATACTCATCAATAATCCGCTGATAAACCGCCTTGTCGGTACCCTCGACCGTGCGCGCATCCACCACTTTTGTGCGCCAGAACTCGCGCTTACTGTTAAACGCCTCGTAAAAGTACCCAGTGTTGCGCCGTGGGTTGGAAAAAGCCATCCAGAAGCGATTTGGCGTGTTTTCTGTGAAAAAGCCCGCTGTAACGGCCCAAATGGAGTCGTCAATACCGCTGGCTTCGTCAAAAATCACCAAAACACCGTCAAAATTGTGTACACCAGCGTACGCATCGGGGTTTTCGGCCGACCATAAGCGCCCTTCGACGCCCCAGTAGCGTGTGCCCTTCTTCAAATCCCGCTCAACCAGTTCGGTCAGCCACTTGGCGGGCATCACTCTGGTGGCTGACACCTCAAACCAGTGGCTGTTGATTGACATCGCCAGCCATTTTGTGATCTCGGCCCAAGTGATTGATCTGAGCTGGCTTTCCGAGTTGGCCGAAATGATGGTCGTCGAGCCAATTCGTGTGGCCACCATCCAAATAGTTAGCCAACTGACCAACGCCGACTTACCAATACCACGGCCTGACGATATTGCCTCTTGCAATACGTCAAAGTCCAGCTTGCCCTGATTTATCTTTATATGTTCGGCCACATCCAGCAGCACCTCGCGCTGCCATTTGCGCGGGCCTTGGAAGTTTTCCAATGGTGTGCCCTTGACACCCCAAGGAAACGCAAACATTACAAACGCCAGCGGGTTGTCCCTGATCGCCGGACTCCAAAGCCTGGCCATCAATTCCTGTTCGTCTTCAGCGCTGTAGATGGTGTTCTGCATTTACCTTGTGTTCCAGTGTTGGACTTGGTTCGTTGGCGATCACATCAATGACCCGTGACTCGGCTTGGCGTAGCGCGCCGACGATGCTGATGCGCTGGTCGACATCAATGCTGATGGACTGCTTGGCCACCCAGCCGTGTGAGTGCTGGAGGATCGCCAACGCCGCTTTGGCGTCGCCTTCGGTCGCGGCCTTGTGCAGACACTTAGACATCTCCAACTCGCCGTCGGCTTTGCCCTTGAGCGCAGCCATGTCCGCTATTGGATCCAACTCGCACAGTTGCCGGTACTCGGTGGGCAGCATGCCTGACGCCAGCGCCAATGCGTCGCCCTTCAAGCCCAGCTTGGCGGCTTCGTAGATTTTGTTTAGCCGCGCTTCGGTCGCAACGATCTTGCGCGGCTCAAATGGAAGACTGTGAAACATGTGCCCGAATATACCAAACGTGGGTCATGTGGGCAATTATTTTTGGCTTTGAAGTCGTGTAGCCATTTTTTAAAAATAAAAAAAATTGTTTGTGAACCCTCCGTCACCGTATGGCCCTGGCCGTCGGCCCTACCCCCACCCCCTATGTTAGTGAGCACTTACTTACAGCAGCCTGGTTAGTGAGCACTTACTTACAGCCGCTAAGTTAGTGTCTACTAACTTGTCAAATCTATATGTTAGTGCTCGCTAACTTAGCGAAGTGAGTGCTTACTAACTTAGCCAGGCAAAGTGAGTGCTTACTAACATCGGGCTGGGGCCGATGGCCATTTGACCTAAGTTAGTGGCCACTAACATCGTGGCCATATACTTATCAAAAGCATAATGTAGGCAATGTGGGCAATGTTGTCATATGTTTTTAGTCGCTGGCCAAACGGCGTACCCGTACACAACCTATAACTATATAGTACTACTTTTTAATCTGCTAAACGAATATACAAATAATTGACAATATGACCTACAAGCAACAAAAAACCCAGCAACTACGGGCCTTTTATGTAGGCAATTCAGGTCATGCCGCGCATGCCTACAAATAACCCACAATGCCCACAAAAAATAGGGTAAACACCTAGAAAATAGTTGTTGACAAATGCAAGTGAATCCCTTACATTAATTTGTGCGCGCGATTTTGCGCCACATAATCAACTAAACGAAAGTCACATGATGAACACACTAAACAAAGCCCAACAACGCGACATCGCGAAAATTATCGTTAACGGCGCAACTCTCGGCGACGACTATATCGCGCGTGGATTGTCCGCGCTCTATCGCAGCGCGTTAAAAACCAGCCAGCAAAATACAATTCTCGGGCTGGCCATTATTTACAAAGTTGCGTCAAATCCTGAATTTATCACCGGCCGTCGTTAATCAAATCCAGCGCGGCCACACCGGCCGCGCGTCAATCAACTAAACGAAAGTAAAAACCATGTCAAAAATTCTAGGATATATCGCATATGAAGGCCCGTCCAAAATCGACGGCGCGCCGATAGTTGTTATTGTCAACAAAATCAACGGCGATTCTAAAAACGATAAGACCGGCGCGATTGTGCAAACCTTTATTATCCGCTCCGATATCGCGCCCATGGCCGCGCTGCAAACCGGCGCGGACGCGTCAATATGCGGCGATTGTGAGCACCGGCCGATTCTGGCCAGAAAAACCGGCGCTGCGCCGTGCTATGTACAGGTAGGTAAATCAGTGCAAAGTGTTTATCACGCATACAAGCGCGGCCGGTACGTCAAAGCGGACGCGGCCACAATAGCGCGCGCGCTGGCCGGTAAGGTTGTCCGCTTGGGCACATATGGCGATCCCTTTGCAGCGCCGGTAAAAATGTGGAATCAGATAACGCGTTATGCGGCCGGTCACCGTGGTTACACACACCAATGGCAGCGCGCCGATTTTGACGCGTCCGCGTGGGCTCCGCTCGTTATGGCCAGCGCCGATACTATCGACCAAGCGGCGCATGCAAACCTATTAGGCATGCGCGTATTCCGTGTGTCTATCGGTGTGGATAAACAAGCGGCCGAAACGGTTTGCCCAGCGAGCGCCGAAGGCCAGCGCCGCTCCACATGCGCGAAATGTACATTGTGCGCGGGCACGTCAATTCAGGCGCGCGATATCGTTATCGCGGATCATGCGGCCGGTCATGCGCGCCGCGTGATAGCTATTGCCACTGTTTAATATTCGACTGCATGCGGCCATTGTGACCGCATGCGGGCGCGTATTCGCGTCAATTCAATCAACGAAAGGTAAACATGTTCAGTACTTATCTCAGGTTAAATCTGCCCGTATGGGCCACGTCGCGCGACGTTATCCGCGCCACCTATGGCCGTTTGAAACCCAGCGCGCGGGCGCGGGCGCATCGTGGGCCACGCCATGCTATTTTGCGCGACATGCTGGGCTATCACGCCAGCGCTCAAGCGCTGCACGAAAGGGCCATGTCATGATCAAAGCAACCTATGAATCAACGAATTTCACGTTCACGGCTTATGGCCAAACGACGGCCCACGCGGTCAACGCGTTGAAACGCGGGTTAGACCAACACACCACCGACTACGGGCTCGACGTGGGGTGGTGGCATAAGTATGCGGCCGATATCTATACCGAGCACGTCCAATTAAATAAAGCATACCGCGACGGCGAATTATTGAAGGGCCCAAAATGATCAAAATTATGATTGCAAAATATAAGGGTATCGACGCGCGAACAGGTCAACCGATCCGACCAGGCGACGAAATAGCTTATGACACGGCCACGCGCCGCGCATGGATCACGGACGAAGACGACCGGCCACGCGGCCGGTATGTGTCCGACGTTTTTCAGATCGGTGGCCGTGAGTATTATCAAAATAAAAAGGGCCGGTGTATCGACGCGCCGTGCTGTGGGTGCTGCACATGACCTATTACCGCACGAAGGCCGCCGCTCAGGCGCTGGCCGATGAATTAACCATGCAAGATCGCGACGCGTGGAGCTATGAGGTGCACGGGAGCCCGCGCGGGTTTTACGTGGCCGTTTTTGATGACGACTATCACTTTTTGGGGGTTTTATGACACGCGTTGAAAAAATTGTTTATTTGGCCGCGCTGGCAGTGCTGGCGCTTGATTTATTTATCTGGAGAATCTAAACATGAAAACAATCACATTGGGGAAAACCCGTTACACCGTGCGCGACGGGCGCGACGACATTATGGCCGCGCATGCTAAGTGCACCGGCAAGCATAAGGTTGTTAAGTCTAAGGGGGCCGAAAAGCGCTTTTATCCGGTCTATTGGAACGGCGACTCAACGGCCGAATACGTGGCCGAATACGAAAAACTCAATAAGAAAATTATGCCTTGGGACTGGCAGGCGCTGCGGGCCGAGCCCTGCCTGCTACCCGTGGGCGAGGATAGCGCGTGGGAGGTGACAGAATGAATCCAATATTTGCACAGGCGCTGGCCCCGTGGGCACCACCCGCACCCACACCGGCTGAGTTAGTAACGCGGGCGCTGATTATGGCGCTGACAGCGCCGGACGCCGCACGGGCGCAAGAATGCGCCGATCTGGCCGAGCACTGGGCGCAGGGGCTCACGGACGCCGAGGTTGAAACCTGTAAAGCGGAGGCGATGCAATATGTCACTGAGTGATTTTTGCGCGATACCGCGCACAATGGCCGAAATTGAATCGGAGGGGTTTACCCGTCATCAGGTCTATGGGGCCGTGAAACGGGGCGAGCTGGTCAATCAAAATCGAAAGGATGCATGGGGGCGCATCAGGCGTGGCGCTGGCCTGTTCACAGTGGCCGCACCGGCACCGACATATGACGCGGCGGCGCTGGTGGGTGTATGGCGGTGATTTGCGCGGCCATCATTGCCGCTATACTTGCCGTGCTGCTCAATTTGTAGCAGTTGCCAAACCTTAACAGGGCCCCATAATCGGGGCCCTTTTTTTTTATGTCGACGCCGTAGGCGGCGGCATTGTCTTACCCTTCGACCATGTCGCGTAATTCTGATTTGCTGGACTTGGCCAACTCAGGGGCGCAGTAGATATGCTTTTTGGTGCCATGCAAGCGCGACGCGACGCGGCCACAGTCGATCCAATTGGCTTCTTTAAGCGCATGCAATAGCGCGGCCTGTACTATTTTGACCCCGCCAGGCGCGTACCCTTGCAAGCGGTCACATATGGCGTGGAAAGGCGACGCAACAGCACCACGGGAAAATTCACCCACACGGCGGCGCATCTGGTCAACTAGGAACGACTCAGCGGTGCTCATGCCGTGCTCGACCATAATGGCCTTGGCCTCAGTCATCGGGGGCGGCGCGGTCGGGTTCCACGCTGACACGTCACGGGTGTGCAAGTAATGGGCGACGGCCTCAAAGCCGCCACGGTGCTGATACCAATTCCACAAGCTCACGGCCTGAGCCTCTGGCAGTTTGGCGGCCTCGCACCACAATACAAACCATCGGCGATCCTCTGAGGGTAACGATATGGCCACGCGCTCATTGGAAAACGCAACCACGAAAACGCGGTTCAGAGCGTAGTAGGGGTGCAAGCCCTTACGGTTGACCATCAGGTATTCGGGGGGCGCTGCAATGATGGGTTTCAACGTATTCTCAAGGGCGCGACGGTCTTTTGCCTCTGCTTGGCGTAACTCGGCGATTTCCATCACTTCGCATTCAAGCGCATAGCCCCACTGGGACGACAAATCCTCGTTTTTGACCAATGAGCAATTGGTCTTGGCATAGCCACCGATCGCCCAAAAGAAGGGGGCGAAGAGGGTGTCTTTGCCGCTGCCGTGGTTGCCACCCATCAGGATAGCGTGATTGATCTTATGGGTCGGGAATTGCACTTTGTGGGCCAGCGCGTTCAACAGGTGCTCACGCTCGAACTTCTCAGGAACCATGCGCTCGACGTGCGCCAGCCACATGGACACGTCACCGGCCACCGGCTGCGGGCGACCATCGCGCCAGCGGTTGCCGTAGACCATGCCCTCACGGGCAACCAACACCGACTCACCGG